CGTATTCGGCCCGCCTGAGCGGTTAATACTTTCAACAGGAACGCCGCCAAACGGCGCCCGAGTCGTATGCGTGGGGGCATGGGGATTTCTTCCTCATGGACCTCCAACACCCTAGCATAGTGATTTTCAATTACTACGCTTAGGGAAGGATGCCAAAGAGCTTTAACAAGCCCATTGTGCAACTAACGTTCTGTTCGTCCTGAATGTGACGAACAGCCGTAGCGCTGGCGCCACGATGTTGATTCGTGACACTAGCTCGATACTCCCGATAGCCAACGGTGGCTTTCGGTGTAGCACGCGGAATTACTTCATAGTTTTGAAATAACTCCCGTATGCGCTTATGCTCTTGCTTTTGCTTGAGCAGTAGTGCTTCCATTTGGTGCTGTTTAACAACGGCATTAATGGACTCCCCGAGTCTTGGGTCTTTGAACCCAACACTACGGTTGTAACTCGGCGGTACGCGAGTTGCAGGCTCCTCGACGATCGATTCCTTCGGTCGTTTGAGAGTATTGAGCCAGTCCCAAGTGAGTCTTGGGTCTACCTCAATGGTACGCACGGAAGACGTCTGCCCTCTATGCATACTTCCTAGTGATTCTGAAACATGCGTAACAGGATCTACTAGTGTCGGGTCTACTGGATACATTTCCATTAGACGGGACAATGGCCCTGTCGAAAGGGCCTCCTCTACCTCCGGGGAATCCATCCCCGAAGGTAAGGAAGATGGTAAAGGTTCTTTACCCTTACCACCTGAGAGCCGCGATTGAAATTCTTTTGCGACTACTGAACCAGAGAATCCAAAAAGTTTTTCTTGGAATTTCGTGGTGGAGATTTTCTCTCCTACAATGCGCACTAGGATATTTACCAAGTGTAGCACTGGCTTCGTCAGAGGGTCCCCCATGAGGACGCCTCTTTCGAGCATGATGAAGTTGGGGTTTTGGAAAGGGCTTTCTAAGTCCCACTTTTTGCCGTACGCAGCCATTGGGCCGCGTGCTTCAAAAACAATAGGGCGAGGGCTATAACAAGTCCTCATCACTATCATCTGGAGAATAGGTGGGATTCCGCACTTATTCATCCAGTAGCGAGAGATCATAGAGGCAACCTCATGATTCATCGCGTCTGTCGCGTTCTCGTAATCTGTCGAGGACATGAAGACGTCGCGGTAGGTGGTCGTTCTGACCTTCTCTCCGCTACTCATCGTTTCGGTCCTCTGCTCTAGAGGGTCGAATACGATCTCTTTTCCAGAGTCAGTGAATGACTCTTTGAAAGAGTTCCACGCGTGAGATGCTTTTGCCATCCCGCTCGAGGAAGATTTGATCTTGGTCAAGGGCCAGGAACAGATCTTATTGACTACATCCAGCACTACTTTTAGTGCTGCTGTAGCTTTGGTGACCGTCCTGGCTTTGCCAGGTTCGGAAACCATCACCAAGGCAGCCATGTTGATTTCATCAGGGCTGGCCTTGAGTACGTGATCCAGGCATGCCCAGAATATATACGTACCTGTGTCTGACGCGGAGTAGGATACTTCTCCGACGACAGCACCGCTAAAGAGATCCCGTTTCGGAACGGTAACTCCAATAGCACCCATGTGAACGATCTCACTGATCGCCTCTATGGTTCCTCCTTCTTCCTGGGTCTTTTCCCAGCAAGAGGAGATCGTCACGGTTACACGTGCCTTAGTGTCAAGGCCCGTGAATACCGACTGATCTAGTGACTCATCAAAAGACGCTAGAGCAGCTCTGATCACCGCCTTCTCTGAACCCGTCAAGGGTGGAGGCGGCTCAGATACAGTCGTAATGAATTTTCTTTTCGACTGCATCTTCACGAGATCCGGCGGCGTTCCCGCCGCTCGGGTCTGTGAGAGAAGTCCGTCCACCTGGGCGAGGCGGAACGGCTTCTCGAATGAACGAGTATAACGCCAGATCGGCATCCAATCGTTCAACCAGCGAGGCGTGGCAGCGATCTGCTCCGCCTTGTCTGCCAGGAAACTCTCCAACTGGTTACGGTTAGAGAGATCCTTAAATCGCTTGCGGAGCTTCTTGAGCTCAGCATAGCGAGTTACGATGTTGTGGTAGCTCTCGGCTAACTCGCCATCGTAGAACTCATCACCAATCATGGCGCTGATGTTCTTGAGAGTGAACATGTCATATTTGTCCCATGTCCACCTCTCTTCCGGAACGCTCATATATCTTTGTATGAATATTCCGTCAATCGTACGAAGAAGTTCAACAAACCTCTTTGCACGATGGATCGTACTCCTCGGACTCCAGTCCGAGTAGACGACCTTCCGGGTTTTGGAAGTCCACAACGGATCTCCCAACCC